GCTTGGGGAAGGTGATGAATGCCATGCACTCAGCACCACAGACGCGCTCATCGTTGAGGAAGCAGTACAACCCGGTGGTATCCGGGCGCATCTCTTCTTCAGCTACTAGCCCATCCTCTTCCGTGCCTTCAGGGGCTTGACCGTCAGCTACCACCGAGTCTCTCCTGTTCCATCTTGTTTCTGGTCTCGAGGATGGACTTGAACGTAGCCAAGGCCATTGACGCGACGTAGCGAGAGAGCTGCTTGGTGTTGAGCTCTACACCACGCTTCGTCTGCTTCATGTCGAGGAAGCCCCACTTCATCAGGAACTCCCCGTACAACTTCGAGGCAGCAGCGAAGACCTTGCGCAGGTCGTTCAACATGAACTGGACCGCCTCATCACCGTCTGCGAAGTCATGCTGGAATGCGTAGCCCACCATCTGCTCTCGGCTACCCATCCACTTGCAGACCTGGCAGGTGGCCATGCCACCTACCAGGCCCGAGTACTCGATGCTCGCGGACCCACATTCGGGACAGAAGTAGGCTACGTCCTTCGTTGCCACTGCTTCACCACCTCGTTGTGCCTCTCTGCCTGTTCCCTGCTAGCCATGCGTGCGAGCACGCGTTCTTTCATACGACTGCGCTTCGGACCGATGAGTGGGGTGACCTTGAGCGGGCCCTCCGCAATCCACGAGCGAAGTGCGTCGTAGGCTTGTTCTGCCTGAGCCTTCTTCCGACCCTCGAGAGACGGGAAGGCAATCTTCATGTAGTCCTCGAAGGCTTCGATGCCTGACTCCTGCTTCTCGGAGTTGCTGACGAGGATGATTTGAGCAAGCGCTCTGAACCTGGCGTGCTCGATGTCCTCCAGACGGTCGAGCAGCAGGATGAGCAGCCACTCCTGCAGAGACCCCGGTCGGGGCGGCGCTTGCAGGGTCCGCAGCAACAGATTCGCGCGGGCCCAGCCTGCAGGAGTGTTCAGCCATTTTTTGCTCTCTCCGCGACGAGCAGCTTCCGCACACGCATCTCGAACCACGTGTGGTTGGCACCGATACTGGCGAGCACATGGATGCCACGCTTCAGCACCCAGCCGAACTTCAACCAGAACTGGTCGTCGTCGAAGTCCCCCTTCTCGTTGTGGATGGCATGGGGAACTGGGTTGTTGTTGATGGCAATGAGCCCCGCTGCCAGCGTCATGATGGCGAACTTGTCCAGGAGGTAGCGCTCGGTCACCTCGACGCTCTTGCTCTCCTCCATGAGCAGGCGCTTCAGTGCCAGGTCGTCATCCCCAGTCATGCTCTCGAACCGAATCTCGAACTTCCCTGGAATGACAGGCACCGTCTGACGCACGCGGTCGTGGATGATGAGGTCGGTGACATCGAGTGGGTCGAGTCTCTCCTCGATGATTTCACGCTGCTCCGGGTTGTTCAGCATGTCCTGGTTCATCTGCCGGCGCAGCGCGTCGTAGTCGAAGTCGTCGAGCTTGCTGATAGCCTCCTGGACTTCCTTCTGCTCTGCATCGGTGAGCTTCTTGCGGGGCTTGCCTGCATTCTGAGAAGCGCCTGCTGCAGAGTCCTGCACCTGCTGCTCCGCCTCCTCATCCGAGAGGGGCATCTCCTTCGGAGGGGGAGGAGAAGCCCCTGCAGCAGCCTGAAGGTCACGGATGGTGTCCTTCATGCTTCTTCGACCGGGCCCGCCGCCTCCGACGTTGGCCTGCAGGGCCTGAGGAGGAACGTGCATGCCGTTGCGAACCACCCCGTACTTCATCGCCATGTCCGGTTGGTTGACGGCGAAGCGGTCACCCTGGCCACGACGGAAGGCTGGGTCCTGCGTAGCCTCGTCTGGCAGCATGTCCGTGGTCATTATGCCGAGCTGCGCAGGGGTCGGTGGTCGCTGCTGGGCGTTCGGGTCCATGGAGCCTAGGCTGAACGAGGTGGACCCTTCCACGATGGAGTCCTGCGCACCCGCCGCCATGGCTGCCCGCTGCTCCGGTGACGGACCGTACATGGCAGCCTGCTGCTCCATGGTCATTCCCTCGTGCGCCTCGGCCTCGAGGGGAGGCATGGCAGGGGATGGCCCTGGGCGCTCCGCCGTGTACTTCTGCAGGGGTACCTTCTTCTGCAATCGAGCTCGGGCACCCAGTGCATACGCCATCGCTTCGGGTGAGCCTGCTATCGCAGGGTGAACGACAGGCTGTTGTGGTGTGGCCCCCTGCTGCACGTGGGCAGCGCTAGGGCTGAATGGGGTAGTCGGTTTTTCAGGCATGGGCCTCCAGCCGGTGTACAGTGTACACCGCATTGGTAGCTAGAAACAATAGGCCCTGTCAACCCAGACGTGAGCTCACGTCTTGGGCCGGGGCTGCAATGAGTGAATGAGCTCGAAGAAATCCCTTCGAGAAAGTTGTCCTTCGGCCGACAAAAGCTCAGCCAAAACGAGGTCTTTCACCGCAGGCACCGGGTCGTAGACGGGCGCAGTCTTTCCACTGAGGATGGTGTAGCGAATGCCAACCACCTGCTGAAGTGTACCACCCTGCAGTAGTTTGAAGGCTGGGGCGCGGCTCCACACCAGCTTCTCTATGCTCCACATCAGCCAGATGGCCTTCGGGTGAGAATGCTGCTCGAGCTCCCACTTCCCGTAGCAAGTAGCGACTACCTCGTCGCAGTTGTACAGACGGACTACTCCGTCGGTACCTGCCAGAAGCCTTTGGGGGATTGCGCTTCCTGCGGTGCCGGGGCCTTGGTGACTATCAAGCTGTGCCTCTTGCACTTCAAGCATTGTCCTACTTGTCCGTTGCTGGGGTCTCTGTAGACGGAGTCTCCAGGCTTGAGCCTGGCGCCGGCGATGAGGTCGAGCTTGGCTTTCCATCCACATCCGGGATGGCTGCAGGCGACCTCGTACTCGGCTTCTCCGATGACCTTGTACTTGCTGACGTGGTAGGGCACTCTGGATTCTCCCGGTTCTTCATCATCTCCATGATGAGCTCGATGGTGCGCTTCTGATGAACCTGTCCATCCCCAGCATCCTCTGTGGCAGGAACGAAGCTGAGCTGGTGCTTAACGATAGCGAGTCGGATGAGCTCCTTCAGCGTGACCAGTAGCTGGTTCAGCTCATTGTGGGCTTGCTGGAAGGTGCGCTCGGCAATGGTGTAGCAGTCACCGCAGACGAAGCACTCGGCGAAGAGCTTACCCTCATCCTGAGGGACATCCTTCCCACAGTTCAGGCAGGGCAGGCCCATAGAATCTCTCCGTCCCAACCCGGCTCGTCGGTCTTCACCTCGATGGTCTTGATGATGCGGAAGGGCAGGCTCAGCACCGCCATGCTCGCATTCATCATCATGAGCGAGGGCATGTCCTCCTTGATGCGCCCGCTCTCAGGCAGCACGCGCTTGAGCTCGTCCACCACCATGTCTGGGAAGACGTACTCCGCACCCATCTTCGTCTCCACGTGGACGGTACCGCGCTTGCCTTGCAGACCAATGGCGACCCCGTCAGGGTCGACCCTAGGTGAAGTAGTCGTCGAGGGGGGTCCAGCCATACATCGCTCCCGGGTCCGAGGTCACCATCTCACTGGTGGGGTTCGTAGCATTCTGGCGAAGTACATCTCTCACGTCCGCCTCCGCTACTTTACGACCGATGAGCTCGATGTAAACCCTCATCTTCGGGGGCCACTCCTCCGGGAACCTGGTTCCGGCAGGAAGTGGTTCATCTAGCTCCTGCCATTGAACCCAAACGGCATCACGCTCGACACCGTTGTTCTTTTCGATGCTACGAAGAAAGGCGTCGAGGCGGACGGCCAGGTCGTGGTCGACCTGCCCGGCGTCGTTCTTCGTTCCCTCGCGCGCCAGCGCGATGAGAGCCTCGTATTCCTCCTGGGTGAGCGTGAACTGGAGCTGGGCCATGCCCAGATGCTACCACGTTCTACCGCTCAGGTACGCACTGCGGGCGACCCTCCAGGATAGGCAGCATGAGGTAGCTGATGCGGTCCACCAGCTCCTCCAGGCCACCATCGTTGTGCAGGATGTAGTCGAACTGGTCATCCTCAAGCAGTAGCTGCTCAGTCTCACTGGGGTGGTTCCATTGTGGATTCTCGTACCCCGGGCGCTTGATGCGAACTACCTTCCCTCCAGCGGCCTTGATAGCCGTCCACTCGTTGATGAAGCGGACATCCGGGATGACCACACCATTCACCCTCTTCGCTCCTGTAGAGACGACCGGAGGATGGAGACCTCGCACAGGGGAGTAGCTTCCAGCACTGAGGCTCAACACCAGCTTGGACATACGGATGGTGTAGGCCGACCAAGCTGAGTCGTAGCAGCCTCGTCCCCACTCTGTCCCCAACGTCTGCATGGCATATCGTGGAGTGAGGAAGCACTGCTCTGCCTCACTGAGAGGTGTAGCAGGTCCTGGCTTGAACCCGCAGCAGACGCACTTCGCTCCATCGAACTCCTGACCGAAACCCCATGTGTGTCCACGTGGGTATCGCTTGTCGGGTACCTCCTTCAGGTTTCCCCAGAGCTGTTCGGTGGTGAAGTCGAAGACGTCCATGCAGATGCGCTTGATGGGGTCTCCAAATGCCACCTCGGTGAACTCGTGCCTCTCCGATAGCACTTTGGCTGCAGAGCTCTTGCCACTCTTCGCCAGCCCACAGATGCCGAGAATCATCGAACTCCTTCCCACTCTGGATGCTTGCACTCCATGTGCGATGCGAGCTGCTTGAAGTAGCGCTTGCAACACGGGCAGACCC